AGCTGATGGGGTAACAGTTATTGCAGATAATGCAGTTACTGCAGCGAAGATAGCAGCTAACACTATAGGTTCAACTGAACTTGCAAACGGTGCTGTAGGACAGGCAGCTATTGCTGATGGTTCTGTAATTATAGGAAAGATAGCTGTAGGAGGAGTTCAAACAAATAATATAGGCACTGATGCTGTCTCAACATCTAAAATAGCAGACAATGCAGTCACTCTTGCCAAGATGGCAGGTCTAGCTAGAGGTAAAATTATCTATGGTGATTCATCTGGAGATCCAGCTGCATTAGCTCCAGGTAGTGCTAATCAAGTACTTACATCTGATGGAACTGATATATCTTGGGCTGCTGCTTCTGGTGGTGGAGCATCTACTGGTGAACAGTTTGTAAAACTTAAAAATAGTTCTGGTAGTCTTAATGATTCTGGATATAACACTTATGCAGGTTATAGGTCGGGAAATGCTTTAGCTAGTGGTGGTGATGAAAATACATTTTATGGTGGTGATGCTGGTAAATCAGTAACGACTGGAGATCAAAACGTTTTTATAGGTTCTTTAGCAGGTCAAGCAACAACAACTTCTTCTTACAACACGGTTGTTGGAGCAGATGCTTTAAGGTCTAATGAAACGGGAACTAATAACACAGCGTTAGGTTTTCAAACTTTAAACGTTAATACCAACTCTCAGAATACAGCCGTTGGAAGTCAATGTTTGAAATCTAATACAACGGGAGGTAGTAACACTGGAGTAGGTAGAGGAGCATTTGAATCACTAACTACAGGTGGTAGCAATACAGCACTTGGATTTGAAGCAGGAAGATTATTAACAACAGGATCAAATATTACTGTTATTGGAAGTGCTGCTGAACCAAGCTCTGCAACAGTTTCTAACGAAATAACTTTAGGTAATACATCAATAACCAAGTTCAGAATACCAGGTCTTAATTTTAGTATTAAAGATTCAACAGCTACCGATAACTACGTTTTAACAGTCGATGCCAACGGTGACGCTGGTTGGGAAGCTGCTGCTGGTGGTGGAGCTAGTACAGGTCAACAATTTGTAAAACTAAATATTAGTGGAGCACTTTCCGATTCAGGAACTAATACATTTGCAGGTTATAACTCAGGTAATGCTATAGCTAATGGAGCTGCTGAAAATACTTTTTATGGATATGGTGCTGGAAATGCAGTTACGACAGGGGATGCCAATTGTTTTATTGGGTCAACAGCAGGTTATCTTAATCAAACTGGACAACAAAATACTGCTATTGGAGCAGATGCGGGTAGGTTTAACGTCAGTTCTCACAACAATACCTCGGTTGGCTTTAATGCTTTAAGACTTAATACCGCAGCTAATAATACTGCGGTTGGTCATAATGCTTTGGCAGCTAATGTCGCTGCCCAAAATACAGCCGTTGGAACCAATGCTTTAACTGCTAGTACAAACAATATAGGTTGTGTAGCGGTAGGTTATAACGCATCCAAATCTTCTACAGATGCAGGTGAACTAAGTCCTTTACGTGGACATATAACTGCAGTCGGTTGGGAAGCTTTACAAGCTACAACCACAGGAGGCGGAATAGTAGCTGTTGGATCTTATGCAGGACATAGCAATACGACTGCAACATCGAATGTCTACGTGGGATATTCGGCGGGGAGAATATGTACTACTGGAGGATCAAATACTGCACTAGGTTATTACGCTTTATATAGCAATACTGCCGCAAGTTGTACTGGTGTTGGAGCAAATGCTTTATCACAAAGTACAGGTACAATGAACACTGCACTAGGTGCAGCAAGTGGTCCTGGTGCTATTACAGGTACGAATCTTACCCTACTCGGATATGGTGCAGCTCCATCTTCTACAAGTGTAAGTAACGAAGTAACTTTAGGTAATAGCTCAGTAGCAACCCTACGTTGTCAAGTTACAAGTATTACTGCACTTTCTGATAGAAGAGATAAGACAGATATTAATACTTTAGATCTAGGATTAGACTTCATTAATTCTCTTAAACCAGTCAAATTTAAATGGGATTCAAGAGAAGGAATAGGAAAAGATGGCACTTATGAAGCAGGTTTTATTGCACAAGATTTCCAACAAGTACAAAAAGATAATGATGCTGATTATTTAGGTTTAGTACTGGAATCAAATCCAGACAAACTTGAAGCCACACCTGGTAAGTTAATCCCTATTCTTGTAAAAGCAATACAAGAGCTTAAGATGGAGGTTGAAACTCTTAAAAACAATGGCTGAACGTACAACTGACGAAGTGGCAACTATCTTTGCTCATGGTGAGCATAGCGTTACACTTATTAATTCAATTGCTGCTCAATCAACAATTACTGATGAGGACAAGGCTACTCTAAAAAGAAACGTAGATCACCTTGAAATTATCAAAGCTTACAAAAAAGAAGATGGTACTACTAGTATCTGGGGTAGCGAAGACTTTACAACAAAAGATGCTGCAGTAACATTAGGCAAAACTAAATACTAGTTTCATGCCTAGCCCAGAACAAAAGCGTGATGAAATTCAATCACGCTACGATACTAACTTTGCTACATACAACGGTAAACAACAACAGATAAATACTCTGCAAGCAGAAATCAGAAAGCTTGAACCACTTCTTATTGAAGATAATGGTGCTCTTAAAGTGCTTAATGAACTTCTAGCTTCAGAGGAAGATGATACGCAAGATTCTTGACGGAGTAGCTGTTGTAGCTTTCCTCCTATCAGCTTCTATAGCTGGTGGAGCTTACTTTGGTTATAAATATATAACCAGTCCTCAGTTTGAGATAAAGGTAAAAAACAAACTGATGGGTGAGTTGAAAAAATCTATGCCAAAGGCAATAGAAAAACAACTTCCAAAGACAACAGGAATAGGTTTACCGTTATGAGTAAACATGACGGACGAGTAACCTTTACACCTCTACATGCTTTTGATCATCTTTGTTTAAAAAAGATAGCAGCAGTTAAAGGTGAAACACTTTCCACTGTTACTGCTTATGCAGTTAATCAATGGTTAGTAGAAAACTACGAAAAACATTTAAATTACTATGTTTAAATCTAGTTCTCAACTGCTATCAGTTGTTTTAGGTTTTGGCCTAATTAGTAGTAACTTCTTTACGTTAATGATTCTTGCTCGTAAAGATTCAGGTATCCCAAATTTAGCAGCACTTCCAAGTAATAAATATTCAAGTTTTTCAATAAGAAGTGACAAAGAAGGAAATAAACATTCTTGGACAATGGCATCAAATCAACATGATCCTAAAAAACTTCTATATACAAAAGAAGAAACACGACCAGGTTTTAAAGGTACAACTAAAAGCTATATACATAAAGAATCAGTAGCTTATTCAACTCCTGTTATTCAATATGAAGATAAAGGACTAACAGCAAAACAAATTGAGTGCATCAAGAAAAGAGCTCAAGGTGAAAGTAATGGAGAGATGGTAGGAACATTAGGAGCTGCACAAGTAACCCCTGCAATAACAGGTGTTCCTGTTGTTGGTCCTGTCATAGCTGGTATTTTCTTTGGTCAAGCTAGAAGACAAGCAAGTAAAGCTGGTGGTGCAATAGCAGCTGATTGGAATGATTGCTGATGAAATTTATTCTTAACGCTATAGGCTCTTTATTTGTTTATAAAAGTCCTGATCCATTAGACGGATTTTATTCCTTTTATCCTTCTTTCTTAAGAGAAAAATCTAACAGAGAATTAAGAAAATTAGCTGGAACTACTACTCATCACAGTAAAACTATATTGATAAACATGATCATTGATGATCAATGCCAAACATAAAAATACCAGAGATAAAGATACCTACTGTTGATATTCCTGACACTCCTTTCTTTACTCAATACTCATTAACTGGAAATGTACCAGGTTGTAATCCATACCATAGAGATTTAGAAACTTCACGTAATCCGTCTTTGCTATGGGCTGATCCAAATGGTGTCTCTAGCAGTTGCCCAGAAGGTCAAATACCATCGTTTAATCCTATGAGGTATAACGATCATCAAATACCTTATGCAGAATCACAATCAACACAACAACCACAGCAACCACAACAGAAAATAAAACTACCACCACCTAAAGAAAAAAAGAAAGAAGAAGAATTTTTTATTGAATGTCCTAGTCCTTACGATCAACGAATAGGTGATTTTCGTAACGATAAGAAGCTAGAACGAATTAGTGGACATAAGCTTTCAGAAGATGGAAAAACCTGTATTACTCTTTATGAATCAACTAACTTCCGAGACCAATACATCCCTTCAACTGCTGCTATTACTAACGCTACTGTTATTGGTTTGGTCGCTGCCAGCACTCCACTTTTACTTAATGCAGTTAAGCCTATTGTGAAGAATTTGGTGAAGAAATTAACGGGGAAGAAGAAGAAAGAGGATGACGATGAGGTAAAACTTGATTAGGTATCGTTGTTAATACAACATTCTTACAACTAATAGCATCTTCTCCTATATATTTAACACCTAATTTCATCTGCTCTGCACATATTTTTAATCTGGCTAAATTTGCTTCTAATTGACTTCTTTTTAATACAAATTCCTGTGTCTTTCGATGTGCTTTTGCAGCGGCTAAACACTCATTATTAAACTTTTTACCTAATGGAACCTGTAAACTAAGTGTTGCTCCATAGTTAAGATTGTAGGTATTTTGTTGTAATCTTTCTTGTTCTGCTACATATAAAATATTACCTGGATTAATTAAATTACCATTTTCATCTTCTCTAGTATCATAGATATTTGTTCTACTCATTGTATTTCTAGGTAACGAAAAGTTTTCACCCTGAGTAATGAAGGGTGTAAACGCTAATGTAGGTAATTGGCACTGTATTCCATTGCTAAATCTATGAGTTGGGAAGTTTCCATTTATCGTTTGGTACCCATTATTTATTACTGTTCCGCTACTAGAAGCACTGGGCGAGCTAATAGTATTACTAGCAAAAGCTGGTACATTAATTAATACTAATGGGAGAAGATACTTAAGGAAGTTGTATTTGTTTCTGTGTTGATTTCTCTTTGTACTGTTGAAACTGCATCTAGTCCAGGTGCAAGAAAGCTTTCGGTCAGACTGAAACTTTCTCCTGCATTGACAACTCCCCATTGTGGTTTGTTGTCTATATCTGGTGTAACCCATTTAAAGGAAACTCCTCCAGCTGTTTGAGTGTCTGTGTAAATAGCATCAGGTGTAATTGATTCCAAGTTTGTTATTTGTACGTTATGACCAGAAACTGAGTAGCTATAACCACTCCTGTAGTTCTGAGTAACCACTGTCTCAACGATGGTCTGAACAGATCTAGAAGTACTTTCCATCTGACCTGTTGTAAACCTTGGAGTAATACTTCCAGCCTTTACATAGCTAGGACAGACAAGAACTAATAAGAATAACCATCTCATCAGTCAATCTCTAATGACATTGTGCTTTGCATTGTTGCTGTAGTACCAGCTCCCATATCACTTAAAGAAACAGTCATTGCTTGATCACTAGCAAGACTCATAGTTACGCTCCCTGGATCACCTCCAGAAACACTTACAGTATCTCCAAAGATAGGCAAGGCACTTACCACACCGTTAGTTACTGTTCCTGCAAGAAGACTTGGTACAGCGTCAGCTTCTAAGTAAGATTCCGAGACGCTAAAGCTATCTCCAGCAGTGGTTACAACAAAAGACGTGTCATAAGAAACTGTAGGAACACCGTTAGTAATTCCTGCATCTGCTAAATCCAAACTTCCAATAGCTCCACCAACTGTATTTGCTGTAGGAGTTACATTAGAGCCTGAAACACTGATGGTTGATCCCACCCTATTTGCTGTTGAACTGGCTCCTACGGTGCTAACTGACACAACAGATTGTAAAGTGTGAGTTATATCTGCTTTAGCAGCTGGTGCCGCTAAGAGAAGCAATAATAAAAGTTTTTTCATACAAGTCTTCCTGTTTGTGGATCTATTTCTTTTCCAGAAATAGGATCAATCCTTGGTTGCACTGGAATAATCCTAACCCCTGTCTCAAATCTGACTGTTGTTACTGAACCATTAGCTGCTTCTGCTTTCTTTCTTTCTTCATCTGCTTTATAAGTTCCATCACCTTTTTTTGATGCTGCTTGTACGCCAAAAGAGGCCAAAGCTCCTGTAAACACTGAAGCTACGAAGGTTATATCTTTAGGTGGTTGTTCTCCAAATGCAGGCAAAGTTATATAATTTAAAGAAATGATAAATCCGCTCCAAACAACAACTCCCAAACGCACAAATGTAGACAAAATGACTAATTGTTCCTCTTTATCATCAACTCCTTCTTTTAATTTCTGAAGAGGATTCTTCTTCTTTGGTTCGTTTGCTTGTGACTCTGGCATAGAAAAAAACAACTGGGCAGTACTAGAATAATAGTAAACCTATAAAAATGGTAGAAGTCATTGCTGCTACTGCTGGTGCTCTTTTAACTGCTTGTTTCGTTAGCGTTGGCAGTGTTTCTTTACGTAACAGACAACAACGTGATGATTTAGTTCGTATCCAAACGTCTGTAGAAGCTTTAGGTAAGAATGTAAGTGATGTTCATAGCGATGTAAAAGATATATACTCAAGACTTAGACACGTTGATATAGAACTCGTCAAATTAACTAAAACACAATAAAACCTTCCCTTACTTCTCTCCTAGCAAAGGAAGGCTTTATTGGAACCAATGGGGAATTAGGCTCAAGCTAAAAGTAGCAACTAAGCTTAGAATAGGAAAGCCCCAGATCTTTTCCTTATGCTTGCAATTATTAAACCTATTGTTTTTACTTTTTTAAAAAGCGATTCAATTAAACAATTAGCACTAGATATTGTTAAAGCTGCTGTTACAAGAACTGATACTAACGTGGATAATCAACTTGCATTTATGCTAGAAACAGCTTTATTCCCTGATAGATAAATGAGCCAATACGATCCTTTTTGGAAAGAAGAAGACGAACGTAGAGTATTAGAAATGGAACAATGGTACCAAAAAGATGGAAGATCAGATCCGTCTCATCCACTACATGCCCTTTACACAAACTTAAATAAAAAATATGGCAAAAGAAGTAATCCTTAATCTTGATTTCTTAGACAAACTTACTGGTAGACCTTCTCCAGAAGAAGAGTTTGCTATGGAAAAAACTATTATTGAGATCAGACAATGTAATAACATTGACAAATTAAAAGATTATGCAATTGCCTTTGCTAGACAAAGCCATCATCAATCACATTTTATTGCTACTTGCATAGAAAGAATTGCTTTAACAGAAGCAAAGTTAGTTTCTATGACGCATCGTGTTAAACAAAGAAAAACAATATTTCAAAAATTATCTATGATTAAAGCTATATTATTTCCTAAAGAAAAGGACTCATGAACAGTAAAGACAATAAAGACTTATTAGAAGTTCTTCATACAGAACTAATTAAAGAACTATTAGACCGTATTAGACATGGTGATGCTAAACCTTCTGACTTAAATGTAGCTAGACAGATGTTAAAAGATAATGGCATTGAATGTTTACCAGTACCAGAATCACCCTTTGGTGATCTCATGGCATCTCTTCCTGACTTAGAAGCTATTCATCCGCTAGAAAGATAATTGCAACCACTCCCAGAGAAATTACAAGACTTTAGATACTTTCTAATTCTTACTTGGAGGCATCTAAACCTTCCTGATCCAACACCAGTACAACTAGAAATAGCTGAATACCTTCAACACGGACCTAGAAGAAAAATAATTCAAGCCTTTAGAGGTGTAGGTAAATCTTGGATTACTTCTGCTTACGTAGTTTGGAAACTACGGATGAATCCACAACTAAAGTTCCTTGTGGTTTCAGCTTCAAAAGATAGAGCAGATAATTTCTCTACTTTTACAATGAGACTAATAACCGAAATGGATATATTGGCTCCACTACGTCCAGATGGGAATCAGAGGAACAGTAAGATTAGTTTTGATGTAAGACCAGCAAGAGCTGACCATGCTCCCTCAGTTAAGTCTGTAGGGGTCTTGGGACAGATGGCTGGATCTAGAGCTGATGAAGTAGTTGCAGATGACGTAGAAGTTCCTAATAACTCCTTCACCCAACCAATGAGAGACAAGCTCTCAGAAGCTGTTAAAGAATTTGACGCAATACTTAAACCAAAAGGAATGATTACCTTCCTTGGTACTCCTCAAACTGAACAATCCCTTTACAACACTCTTGAAGAACGTGGTTATACAACCTGTATTTGGCCTGCTAGATACCCTCCTCTTAAAAATAACTATGGAGATAGACTTGCTCCTAAACTTCACCAAAGGCTTCTAGATGAGCTTGTAAAGCCTAAAGATCCTGTTGATCCAGATAGATTCAACAGCATAGATCTAATGGAACGTGAAGCCTCCTATGGACGTTCTGGCTTCTCTCTACAGTTCATGTTGGATACTTCTCTATCCGACCAAGACAGATACCCTCTTAAACTTTCTGACTTAATAATTTCATCAGTTAACCCAGAACACGCTCCAGAAAAAGTTATTTGGTCCAACTCTCCTGAATACACCCTTCCAGATCTTCCTTGTGTTGGTTTTAACGGAGACAGGTACTACAGACCTGCTCAAGAGTTTGGTGACTGGATTGAATACACAGGTTCAGTAATGTCCATTGACCCCTCTGGAAAGGGTAAAGATGCTACTGGTTATGCCATCGTAAAGATGCTGAATGGAAACCTCTTTGTAAGCGATGCTGGAGGTCTTATAGGGGGTTATGACGAACCAGTCCTAGTTAAATTATCCAAATTAGCCAGAGATCACAAAGTAAATACCATCATCGTTGAAGAAAACTTCGGAGGTGGCATGTTTGCTGAACTTCTTAAACCCTACTTAATGCGTTATCACCCTTGTGAAGTAGAAAACGTACGCAATAACAAAACCAAAGAGTTCAGAATAATCGACACCCTTGAACCAGTAATGAACTCCCACAGACTAATAATCGATAGAAAAGTAGTTGACAAAGACTACAGATCAAATCCCAATGAAGCACCAGAACGAAAACTTAAACTTCAACTCTTCTATCAAATGTCTCGTATAACCCGTCATAAAGGCTCTTTAGTACACGATGACATCCTTGATGCTCTATCTGGTGCAGTCTCCTATTGGACTGACTACATGTCTGCTGACGAAGATAGAAACATTCAACACAGAAAAGATGAATTACTTCGTCTTCACCTAGATAACTGGGACTCCTCACTCAACAGAACTATCACCCAAACAGCATTAGGTATGTCCCTTGAACAGATAAAACAATCTGATACTTCAGATACCTCATTCATAAGCTCTACTTATTAACCCCCTATATTGGAGAGAGGGGGGAAAGGGGGGTGAGAGGATCAAAGCTAAATAAACAAGACTACAAAAGAATATAAAAGACTACACAAGATACTCCACAGGACTTTCTGCTACTGAATCTTCTCTTCTCTTCTAAACCACTAGCCAATCCACTAACAATCCTATAACTACTCCTATAACCTCTTATAGCTTTATCCTATAACAGTACCTATAGTCCCTTTAGGTCAGTCTTTAGCTAACCTTCAAGACACTTCTGGGCCGTCTTGATAACCTACTAAAGGGGTTGGTTGGTGGGTTTTGACCTTCTTACGGGAGCTTTAATGCTCCCTTTGTTTTGACAATGTTTTGGCGAAAAAATCTGAAGGGGTATATCTCTACGTACGTAACAGATTTACCCCCTTTGACCTTCTTTTTTTCTTGATCAAAGACTTTTTTATTCTTTTTATCTTGCATAACTGCTTTATAGACAGTTACGCAAAGCTTAAAAGCCTAATGGTACCAGTAGATTCTGATTTACTTATTAGTAGTTGGACAAATTTTGGACACGATAGGGGGGATAGGTGGCTAAGTATTTGATATGTATGTACTATTAGTAGATTTATAGTCCAGTTAGGACCAGACTGGTACATTTGTACTTGTTTCTTTATTTCATCGATTGCCGTTTAAACAAAGCAAGTAAGCTTAACAAACTGAAACAATAGGGCTATCAAAGGGAAGTGAAAGGAAAGCCCAACCAGAAAGTACTAAGTAGCTTGAGAAAGTACTAGGTAGAGCTTATAATCAATTTAGTTATCAGGTTTCGTAGTTCTTTAGAGCTACATCTGACCTGGTAGCTAGCCCCAGAGAACCTTTAAAACTTATGTCGTATCATCAATTCATTGATGAGGAAACCAAGGAGTCTTATGGATCCTTTGAAGTTTTCTATTATTCAGATAGCACCGGATTACCTACAAGAATAGGTCCAAAAGGTTTTTATTGGTGGAGTTGTTTCCCTGGTTGTATGCCAGACAATACAAACCCATCAGGACCGTTTGAGACTCATAAAGAAGCATTATCTAATGCTTTATCTGACTAATTATCCTATGGAGCCTCTTAAAGGGAGGTTTCACAGGGTTATTTTTAACCCTTCTACAACTGAACCTTTAAAACTTATGGCTACTTCTTCAAAAGAGAAGATGTATCAACAGATAGAAAAGCATGGAGAAGACTTAAAAGTTATTTTCAAGCTTTCTACTGATGTTGATTCAATCAAGTTGTGTAAGCAGCTTTTTAGACTAGAGAATAAAGCTCATCAATTAGCAGAAGATGACTACAACGGCATTGATGTAAATGCTGAAGTAGAAAAAGTTTTCAAAAGTGTTTGCAAGGTATTAAACCTTAAAAATATTAAAGACTTTAAAATTTTCTGGAATAATGATCCTAGGGGTTATGCCTTAAAGATTGATGATGAATTTGTCTTTAAAAACAAATTACAAATACATCGTGATTGGGGTGGTAATGGCATTTTAGCTCCTGATTTTTCTTAGTCATGGCTAAATTAACTCTAGTTTTATCAACTGATAATGCTGCCTTTGAAGGTGAGAATCTAGGCCCAGAGATAGCAAGGATTTTAAAATCTTATGCTCATGCTATTAGGGAAGTCAAAGACCCTGAAAGCCAATGGGAACTAGAAAGCAAGCTAAGAGACATTAATGGTAATGCCGTTGGTTCTGTTAGTCACAGTTAATCCTATGGAGTCCTTTAAGGAGGATTCCACAGGGCTTATCTAATAAGCCTATTAAGTCCCAGAAACTTATTTACTATGCCTATTAATGCAGTTGATCAAGCAACTAAAGAATCAAATGTTCTTACTTTGCTTTATGAACTAATTGATGCCTTGCTGGATAAGCAAGAAAAAGCAATTAGGGAAGGTCGAACTAGTGAAATTGAACGTATGCAATACGGATTCAAAGAAGGTAAAAGATTCTACAAACTTACAGAATCTAGGCACAATTCCGAGCCTCATGGTTGTGTCCATTGTTTTGTAGAAAAAAATACTGGATTTGTTTTTAAAGCTGCCGGATGGTCACAACCTGCAAAGGGTGTGAGATATGACTTAAGTGATCCTGAAAGCAAAGCTAGATGCCTTGCTAATTGTGATCGCAATGGTTCTTATCTATACCGTTACTAGATGATCCAATGGAGGGCTCCGGCCTTCCACAGGGTTATTTTTAACCCTTTTACAACTGAATTATTAATTACTATGGATTCAAATCCTACATTAGAATCTCTAATCTGCTTTAAAGACAGTAAAGATCCTAAAAGGCTTGTTGATCCTTCTGAAGTTGGCTACACAGGCAAGAGATTATTCCTTGGCGAAGTAGGCAACAAAGAAGCTCTCAAGCTTGCTTATAAATTAAATGGTCAGGATAAATCTATTCTGCCTGTTAATTTCAAAGCTTATGTGATGGAAACCTTAACCTGGTAAATGATTAATGAACGAAAAGCAACTTTTTAAGGCTTATGGAATCTCTTTAGTAGGTAATACTGCTGAAGAATATCAGAAGCAGATTGAAAAGGATTATCAGAAACTATCTGATCTTTCTAAAGAGGAATATGAAGCTGCAAAAGCTTATGAAGCAGATGCCTGGCTCTTTAACGAGATCTAGGAAAGATGGTCCTCTAAAGGGGCTATGGCCCTTTTATAGGCTCTTCTAATGAAGCAGCCTTTTACAACTGATTTAATTACTTATGAAAACTACTTATGTGTTGTTGAGTGTTTATCACGATGAAAAAGTGAATCCTTCTAATCTTTCAGAAGTGAAAGACTATGAAGTAATTGAATATGAAGAAGCTTTAAAGGATAAAAAACCTTATATATCTTTCTAAGTAACTAATAGAGACCATATAAACCTATGGTCTCTCTTTTTTCTTCTTTCTATTGCTTCAAAGGTCTTTATATCCCTAGCCGAACTATTGACGGTTCCCTAGAGCACTTTTAGTGTTCTATGGAGCTCTTATGAGTTCCCAAAAGTCCCAGAAACTTTTTATTAAAGTGAAACACAACATCTCTATGTCTTCCACCAAGGAAGAGATAGTCACATCTGCATTGGTTGTTATTGACAGCCAACAGGAGGAGCTTCAAACGCTAAGGGAAAGGCAAATCGTCTTAATATCCCTGGCTTGTATTTTCTTTACTTTGCATATGCTTTTTTAGTTATGACTCTTAAGTGCCCATCTTGTGGTGCCGTAAGTTTTGTATCTGCTGGAGGGCATCAGGAAAAGGTTCCTGATGCTCCTTCAGTAAGTACAAGAAACAGAGACAACACTTCCTATCTGACAAGAAGGAGGAGGTGTAAGAAATGCGGTCATTTGTTCTCAACTAGAGAATATGAAGTTAAGGAACTTCGATCAAGAATGCTTGCAGTGAAAACTGACGCAATGACACCTGTTAGTGAGAAATACTTGGATTCTCTTACTGCTGAAATAGAGAGTCTATTGGAAGAACTTTTTTCATGGTCAGGTTATGTAAAAAAACAAAAAAAACTACTAAAACAAAGGAGGAAAACTGATGGCTAATTTCAAGATCAAATTAAATTACAGAATTGAAGAGCTTACAGAAGAAGAGCAATTAATCATTGTTCGTCTTGTTAATCATCTTGCAAGTCAACCTGACGATTATCGTAAGTTTGCTTTTGAAAGGCTTGTAACAGCCTCTCAAGAAAATCCTTGGGTTGATACTATTCCAGGTTTTGATAAAGAAACTTTCTTAAAAAAATGGCCTATTCAATGGGAGGAAAACTGATGGCTAAAGAAACATGGACTAAAGGACATTTCCACAAAACTATTCTGAATAATGTCTTAGCTGATCAGTATCTCACCGCAATGTGCGTTGAGGATTACATCAGTTCTATGTCAGAAAAAGACCTTGATAAATGGGTCCAAACTTTTATTAAAACTGGAGCAGTTCCTAATGCCAATTAACAAAGAACAATTCAAGGGCATTTCTAACAAAGTTAAGGACTGTCTAAACATCCTGTCTGAACTACCAGATAGTGAAAAGAAACAGTTAGCTATCCTTATGGTGGCTAATACTTTAAGCCCTAAGTTTGCTGCTGAAACAGCTAATTTTATGCTTGACTTAGATAAGTGGGAGAATCTTTAAGTGTCTTATTATTCATTTAGCAGCTCTCTTCCTAAGAAGCTTTATGTAATTAGGCTGTCAGATCCTAATCAGGCACCAGGGGTAAGAACGGAAGTTATTACTGCTGCTTCTCCTAAAAGAGCAGTAGAGATTGCTAGGGAGAAGTGGCCTGAAGCAGAAGGAATGATGGTGGTTGATAGTAGAGACTTGATATGAATCCAGCCCAGATTCAGATTCAAATAGAGAACGAAATGGAGTCAAGAGGCATTGATTCCTACCGTAAAAAAG